GTGACATCGAAATGTTGTATACCTTGCTGACAATGGTGGATAAAAGTAGCAAAAGTACCCGTATCTTCCACGTGCTTAGTAAAAAGAGGGTCAATGGAAGAAGAAGAGGCTTCTTCGAACTGCTCCACCTTAACGGAAGGGAATTCATCTAAAACGTCATCGAGGTCGAACATTTCAACCTCAAAGGATCGAGGCACAGTTTCATAAACCTCATCAAGAAGGTCGTTAGCGTATCTGAGAGATGTATCAAAAGCACGGGATTTCTCCTCGTACTTATCCATGATTATCTCCATTAGCTTAGTAACCTTTACAGTGTTAATAACGTGTCTAGGCTCGTTAAGTCCATTTAATAGGGTAAAGTCAACAGATTCCTTACACAACTTGTTTATATCAAGCATAAGTTTGCCAGAGGTATGTCTTCTAGCGTAGAGGAATTCAGGATCATTGTTATCATTGAGCTTAGTAATTTCGTCAATGATGTTGAGAGATGGGCGTGTAACTACATAGTTATCACCGCCATCAAGACGTGAGTTAAAATCAAGGTTCGCATCAACTATAGTGGAGTATAGTGACGATGGTATACGCACATCACTACAAACGTTAACGTCAACAACAATATCAAATCTTCTCTTAAAAGCATCCAAAAAATTAATACTCTTAACATTAGCAAAGCTGTCATGATTAGTAGTAACTATAACAAACTTTGATTGGAAAAAAGTGTTGGCTTTTTGGGACATTTCAGCCATGTGAAGAGGAGACTGGAAAGTATTGACCATACGAATGAAGTTCATATATTCACTGTCAGGTTGTCCAGGTAGATCCGTGGATTGTCCAAGGTCATCAAGAAAAGTGATGTATTGACCAGCATAACCATCCCAGTAAACAGTTTCGGGAGCTCTGGTATAAATGTAGGAGGATTCAGACTTATCAATGTCCTCCTTTGCGCCAGGTATGCAATTAGCAGCAATCATTTTTGCTAATAATAAGCCAAAATATGATTTTCCTTGACCGGGTGGGCCCTTAAGCATAATAACGATTGGTTCACAACGAGTGAACTTTGCCCTTAATGATGAAGCATCATAGGGTCTACGTATTTTTTCCAATAAAGCCATAACTGTGCTAATTATCTTTTTAAGACTAGCATCATTATTCCTGTCACCGAAGGACTTAACAAGCATAAGCTGTCCACCAACAAATTGAAGGTGAATAATGAGCTCGTAATCAGCCATAGAGTAAGGAGGCTGAGCAGACCATGAGCGCTCAATAAGAGGACCGGCCTGTCGAAGAAACCTATCTATCTGTTCAATACCTGTGTCTTTCTTCATAATAGGATGGAGATTATATACGTGTTCACGAACATAGTTAACAATAGACGTTATTATATCGCTAATAGCATCAATAGCGTGACGTATACCTTTATCAAGTCTTGGTAAAGATGAAATAGTAGGAACTATATCTTTAACCTTGAATTTAAATTTCTTCAAATCCAGACCAGTAAAAAAAGCAACGGAAAGGGTGATCAAGTTGATGATGGTGTCCCAAGGTAATTGGGGATCCTTATCATCAGGGAGCATTTGGGCAACAGGTTCGCCAGGGGTGGAAACAAGTTTACCAACAACATCAAGAATTTCAGTAGGGAAAAAAGTGACG